ACCAGGGATAACACCAGGACCAGGAGGACCAGGGATAACACCAGGACCAGGAGGACCAGGAATAACACCAGGACCAGGAGGACCAGGAATAACACCAGGGATAACAACAATCACTACTAATTGTGATAATATTGTTAATTCATTATTAAAATTATTAAATTTAATATCGAATAAGTTAAAAATTATAAACGATATAAATAAAAAAAAGATTTCTCAGTAGGGAATAAATAAAAATCAGTTATATTCGCAATGTGTTTGTAATTCATAGAGTTGTACAAACTATGAGCATTAACATTAGATTCTCGCGAATGAAGACATAAATATTTTTTATTTTTATTAATCTCAATATGTTCTTTTATTAGCATTTTAGCATATCCTAATTTTCTATATTTTGGATTTATACATATCATAATTATTCCATGTATTTCTTTAATATGTTCATTATTTTTTTTAAATATATCCCCAATATTATTTATTGGAATAAAATTACTAAAATTATTTTCTAAATGTGAAGAATCGCATGCTAATATATTTCCCTGTAATAGAAAGCCTATTATTTCATTTTCTATTTCTATAACAATACCATTATTTATTACAGTTCTTATGTTATTTTTATAATATCTATCATAATTATTAAAACAAATGGATTGTAAATTATATAATGATTCTAAATCATCAATGTTAGATTTCCTAAGTTTATATTTATTATTATTCATAATATTAAATATAATCATATAATTATTTATATGATTATTTTTTAGTCATATTATTATATACTTATATAACAATATAAATATATATATACTAATATATGAGTAAAATAGATTCACTAATTAAGAAATATGAAAAAGAATTGGAAAATTATATTCATATTAACACAGTAGAGGAATTTTCATTTTTAAAAACAGGCGGAACTATAAAATATATTAATAAATATGATAGTAATTTGAGATGTGGGGGTTTATTAATTAAAATAAATAATGTAAATAATGATTGGTATTGCTTATTGAAACAATATACAAATAAAACATATAAAGTTATGTATAATAATAATTTAATATTTTATAATGAAAATAATAAAAATAAAAAAATAAGAGATTGGGCCGATTGTTTCATTACCGATATAAATAATAATAAATATATAATAGAGTAAAAATAAATCATTGATATTATATAATACTATGAATGTAGATATATGTAATATATGCAACTGTACTACAAAAAACAAATGCTGTAATCCAATTCATTGGTCGTATAATTTTTTATTATTTGGAGGAAAACCTCAATGGAAAACTTTAGAACATAATGGACCCATGTTTCCACCAGATTATAACCCACATAATATACCTATTTTAATAAATAAAAAAAAATATAATTTATCTCCGTTGGCTGAAGAATTTGCAACAATATATTCAAAATACATAGGAACTGCGTATGTTGAAAACAATACATTTAACAAAAATTTTTGGAATGATTATAAAAAAATATTACCCAGTGATATTTCTATATTGATAAAATCCATCACAGATATAGATTTTTCATTAATTTACAATCATTTAATAGAAGAATCTGAAAAAAAAAAATTATATACCAAGGAAGAAAAAGAAAAAATAAAAATTAAACAAGAAGAATATGAAAAAAAATTTAAATTTTGTAAAATAGATGGAAATGTTCAATCGGTTGGTAATTATAAAATAGAACCACCTGGTATATTTTTAGGAAGAGGAGTTCACCCTAAGTTGGGTAAAATTAAAAAAAGAGTATACCCAGAAGATGTAATTATTAATATCACGAAAGGTTCTACCCCACCGACTCCAAATTTAACAAATCATAAATGGAAAGATATAATACATGATAATTCCGTGGTTTGGTTATCATCGTGGAAAGATCCAATAACTAGTAAAAATAAATATATTTTTACTAGTTTCGATTCATTATTTAAATCAAAAAGCGACGAATCAAAATTTGATATTGCTAGAAAATTAAAAAAAGTGGTAAAAAATATTAGAAATAAATATATGTCTGAATTAAATGATAAAAATGAAAAAAATAAACAATTAGCCACATCATTATATTTAATTGATAATCTTGCATTACGTATAGGGAATAGTAAAAATACTAAAGAAACGGCTGATACAGTTGGTGTTACATCACTAAGAGTTGAACATATTACTTTATTAGATAATTATGTTATTAAATTAGATTTTTTAAGTAAAGATTCTGTAAGATATTGTAATAAACTTAAGATTGATGAAACTGTTTATAATAACATTAAATCATTTATTACTAATAAATCAAAATCGGAAAAATTATTCGATTTAATAAACCCAACTATGTTAAATGAATATTTAAGTAATTTTATGAAAAATTTAACATCAAAGGTTTGGAGAACTTATAACGCTAGTGAAACTTTTCAAAAAGAATTATTGTCTGTAAAAAATAATAATATAATTAATAAAATGGATAAAAATGAAAGAATAAATTATTTAATAACTTTAGTAAATAAAGCAAACGCGTCTGTTGCTATTTTATGTAATCATCAAAAAAATATAACGACTTCATCAGAAAATCAATTTGAGAAAATTGATGAACAGATAAAAAAATTAAAAGAACAGAAAAAAAAATTAGACGATAAGGAAAAAATAAAAGTAATAGATAACAAAATAATAGTATTAAAATTAAAAAAAAAACATAAAAAAAATTCAGAACATATTTCATTAGGAACATCAAAAAATAATTATATAGACCCTAGAATAGTTTTTGCATTTGCCAAAAAATATAATATACCTATTGATAAAATTATGAATAAAGCTTCTTTGAAAAGATTTGAGTGGGCTAATCAAATTGATGAAAAATATGAATTTTAAAAAAAAATGAAAAATTATATATAAAATATACCATAATATAAAATATTATTATATAATATTTTATGAACAATCTAATAATTGAAACATTAATAAAAACTGCATTGAAAAGTAATATGAAACATAAACATGGTTGTGTAATTTTGTATAAAAAAAAAATTATTTCCAAAGGTTTTAATTATTATAAAATCAGTAACTTACTTTATAATAATTATACAGTACAACAATATGAAAATAATAAATATAGTGTACATGCTGAACAAAACGCTATTAATAAAATCCGTAACAAATTATTATTATGTAAATGTACTATTTACATAATAAGATTAAAAAATTTAAATGAAATAACTATAGACAATAATAATATTGAATTGGGTATACCCTGTGAAGCTTGTAATAATTTAATAAATAAATATAAAATTTCTATTAAATCTATTAGATATTAAGAGTCGATTTCACAGAGTTTACAAAAGTCAAAAAATTTGACTTTATACAAAATCGGCTGTAAAAGTATGACTAAGAGACGAGACTCCATTTGACTTTTTAGATTAATCTATTTATATTGTTATAAAAATAATAGTAAATTATCTAATTTATAAGTTGCTGTCTTTTATGTTATTTTATGGACTCGTCCGAATTGTTAAGGTATATTATATTTTATTTAAAATTTAACTATTTTTATGATATTAGTTACTGGATTTTTCATCTTCATTGAAACATTTTAATGTTTATTTAATTTATTATTTTATTCCATTATTACATTCTATTCTGGAGAATTTCACTTGCCGTGTTAAAACAGAATGTAATTTTTGAATAGTTCCATTTTTATTCGGTGAATATAATTTTTTAACGTTCTTTTATCTACTTAAACAGGACGTTCTAAATTCATCTAAATTATATATTGTGAAATGTTCATTTAATTTTCTTTTAAGAGATACGTTTGGAGTAGAAATATATTTAAGTCTACATGGGGATACTTTTAATTTATCGCTCCAATTATCAAATACAAGTGTTGTATCATCGCTAAATTTTTTTTACAGTCGAGTTTATTGTTCGTATAGGCTTAAATATTTATTTTTATATTTAATATATTTATTAAAATAAGATTCATATTTTTTTGCACCAACTACATCTGTCGATGATTTTGTTTTTTTTTTATTGGTTATTGGTAATTGTTTTATATCAGTTGGTGGATCTTTAGCGGTGGTTAAGGAAATATCATTGGGATTTTTTAATAATGATAATTTTTTTGAAATATTTTTATAAAATTCAGTAAAGGTAATTTTTTCAGCTGACTTATCATCTATTTTATCTATAATACCTTTATTATTATTAAAAATTCTTAACGGTAAAATCTGATTTATCTTAAATAAATTTTTGTAAGTATTTGGATTTTGAAAACATGCCATTTTATTATAAACCATATTTTGCATATTATCAGTTGATTCCAAGCTACCTATTAAAGTAGCTGCGTTATTATTTTGTATAAATGTATAAATTTTATTTGCTAAATCCCTATAATAAGAAAGATCATTTAGACCATTACTATTATTATATTTTGTAGCCATCTCTCTATAAAAATTATCATAAAATTTATAAGTATTTATTTTGGTTAATATATTAAATATTTCAAGCAGTACTTTTTCTTTTTTTATATTTTTTTTATTAATAACATAATTTAGGTCATTAGTATTTATATATGGTGGATCTGGTGGATTATTTATATCTGTTGATGTATTTATTATCGTAAAAATGTTAAAAATTAAATTGTTTACATCTATATCAGTACCAAGTGTAGATATTGTATCTAATATTATCCCTTTGTCCCTTTTAATATTATTTTTTTCATCAAAATTATTTTGATAATTTATATTTCTACAATATGGAAATATTTCTTTTTCGAAAAATAATGGGGTGATGTATTTATCATCATTTAATTTAATTTTAGATTTTTCTATCATAATATTATTAATATCTTCTCTTAATTCTTTTAAACTATTATTAATAATATACCCTTCGTTTACTCTCACTGCGCAATTGTATTTATATAACAGTAATAAATATTTTTCACAATCTATATCGCTATTTACTGTATAATCAGAGTTTAAAATCACCATCATTTCGTTAAATATATCAAATTGCCAGTCGGACCTGCTATTGTACATAATTGTTTCGTTAGCATAAAAATATTTCATAATTTCTTGGTCTGTTCTTGGAACAATATTATAAGTTCGTATTCCACTGGGAAAACGATCGTCATTAGGATATTTTTTCACTACCTTCTCGTAAATATCATATACAATTTTAAATCTATCAACGTCATATTCAAATTTAACATATACCTCCTTAAATAAGAATTCTATTGGGTAATATTTAGGGTGATTCTTTTTTGTAAGTAGAACCTCATATTTTTCCTTCACATTCGTCATAAGTTTTCTTACGTCCGTAATATTTTTATTATTATTTTTAAGAATTTCAATATTCCCTTTATGCGTATCCCAATGGGCAAATCCTTTAAGATTTAGACATTTTTTATTACCTGTGTCCTTTATTAGTTTATCTATTTCGGCCCACTTATTATTTAATTTGCTATTATTGGTATTTTCAGATAAAGCCCACTTATTTAAATATTCTGCTGGTGGTATTTTAGTATTAATTCGATAATTTTTATCAAACTTGTATATTTCTTCTATATCTATACAGTTAAATTCATTTTCAACCCCTGCTAAATCACATATAAATATATCATTTACTTTAATATTATCTTTTAATAAACGTAAACATATAATTATATGACTTCGGGAGCTTTCAATATTATTTGGAGTAGGTGCAATTTGACGTTTATCGAATAAGTCAATAATAAATTCACTAATATTTTCAGCCTTATCATTTTTCCAGTTACTTCCTTGAAAATTAAATTTAGCTGGCGAATCAGGGGTTCCACTTAATAAATTTGTTGTATTATAATTCTCTTTAGTAATTTTATTTTTATTTAATGAATCTGTAAATGTTGTATAAATATTTGTAGCTAATAATTCTATACTATTTACCTTTTTTGTAAATCGGGGTAACTGTAATAATTTAATAATAATACCAGTTTGTTCTTCTAATACCCCGTTTTCATCAAGTTTTTTATAATTAATTAATAATGATGTTTTACCAGAGCCTGATTGACCATAACCTATTAAACATAAAGGTCTTTTAAGGCTAATATCATTAGGAAATAAATGTTTAAATATATTGGATTTGATTCCCTCCGTAATATCATAATTGGTTAAGTTAGATGGAAATACCCTATCATACGGTCCAAAAAAATATCTTTCGGAAGTATCTTCATTTTTTATATCTTTATTAGTTTTATCGTTATTTTTATAATCCATAATAATATATTTTGGCCTATTTGGATTATTAAATGTATGATATTCTTTAGTAATTTCATCATAATCTAATATATTATATCTAGGGTTTCGCATACCGTCTTGAGTTCTTTCTCTTACATATGAATACATATTTTTATTATCTTCGATACATTTATTATAGTGAAAATCAATTTCATTGTATCTATTTATTAAATTTTCATTTATTATTTTAGTTAAATTTTTCATTTTATAGGTAAGAATAAATACTAGTCTTATAATAATATCAAGATGATTAGAGATATTATCCAAATTATTTTTATACATACTAGATATAAATTTATAAATAAAGATATATTTCTTGTCTTTCGGGTCTAGATAGTTACCCCTTTTTAGTATCTCGGTGTCATTTTCAAATTGTTCATTAATCCAGTCAGGGTCAGGGATATCGAATGTTTCCAAATATCTATTATACTGGGCTAATAATAAGGGGTCTGTCTTATGATTATTATCTGTATCGGAAATAGTAATTACCTCGTCTTTTGATATAATACAATTATTAATTAACCCCAAGATATCCGATTGTTTGTCTTTTAGGGGGTCGTCTGTGGGATATATCTCCGTTAAGTTATATTTATAAGATATAAGTGTAAAAATCTTTAAAATAATATCATTTGAATATATATAGATATGATCATATAAAATATTTATATAGTCAAGAATCTCATTATCTTTTCGCGCATCATTTACATCATCATCTGTAATATATGGTAACTTATCTAACTTAGTTGGGGTAGAATTTTCAAATAACTCTGTAAAGTTTTTTACAACATCAGAGGAAGACGTTCCTACTTGTCTATAATTCAATAATGATAATAATGGACCCTGGGGTACTTTTGGTTTATCTACAGTTGTACCTGAAGTATCCGTTACATCATCTTTCTTTACTTGTAACTCAGAAAAACATAATTTCTTATAAGTATTAATTTCATTATAATAAGATTCATTAATATTATAAATATTGTCGATATTTTGTTTAGCCTTATTCGCATCAACAATAGAATTAGAAATATTAATGGATTTGAGATAAACCAATAATACATTTTCTATATCGCTACTAGATGTAATTTCTTCTAATAAATTTAAATTATTTGCAGCCATATCGTTAACTTTTTGTAAATACTCATCTCCTTTTTTTATATTTTCTCCGATATTTTTAATAATATCGTCAATTTGAACATCACATTTATATTCCTCCTCCTCAATCTTTTGATTTTTAAGTAAATTATGAACCATTTCTACACTGTTACGAATTGCATTAAATTTATTATTATTTTGTGTAGAATCATTTAAAATATTTTTATAACTAATAGAATGTTTCATAATATAGTTAGTATATTCATTATATATATTATTAGCCTTTTCGTCTATTTCGGTAATACTAATTAACAAATTATTCATATAATCGGGATTTTTATTATAATCCTCAATCATACGTTTATATATCGAAAAATATTTATCAATATTTTCAGGAGAGAAATTAACATTATATTGAGTATATTCCTCTAAAAATATATTATAATAATCTTCCCCCTGTTTTTTTTGTTCCTTGGCGGATGTATTTTCACCATTACTTTTTTCAAGGTAAAACATAATTTTATTTAGATATTCATTTATCTCTTCCTTGTTAATCGATTCTAATTCACTATACTCGAAATCCTTAGTTATTAAATAAAATTTATTAATCATATCATACTTGTTATTTATATCCAATGATTTTTCAGATATCTTGCTTTTTATATCAAACATTGTATTAATCTTTTCAAAAACATCCTTCCGCGCCTCTGCAGCAGCAGCCACTTTAGCAGCAGCCTCTTCAGCAGCTGCCACTTTAGCAGCAGCCTCTTCAGCAGCTGCCACTTTAGCTGCAGCCTCTTTAGCTGCAGCCTCTTCAGCAGCAGCCTCTTCAGCAGCTTTAGTTGCAGCCTCTTCAACAGCTTTAGCCGCAGCATCTTCAGCAGCTTTAGTTGCAGCCTCTTCAGCAGCTTTAGTTGCAGCCTCTTCAACAGCTTTAGCCGCAGCATCTTCAGCAGCATCTTCAGCAGCATCTTTAGCGGCCTTTTCAGCAGCATCTTTAGCGGCCTTTTCAGCAGCATCTTCAGCAGCATCTTTAGCGGCCTTTTCAGCAGCATCTTCAGCAGCATCTTTAGCGGCCTTTTCAGCAGCAGCCTTTTCAGCCGCAGCCTTTTCAGCAGCTTTAGTTGCAGCCTCTTCAACAGCTTTAGCCGCAGCATCTTCAGCAGCTTCAATGTTTTTATTCATGGGTGTAATACAATTATTTAAATTTTCAATCATACTATCATAATTATTAATAAGTTCGTTACTCTGGTTGATATAATCTTTAGATATAATAAGCTTACTATTTTTATCGCGAAGATTTTTTATATTAGTATATATATTATCTATTATTTTAATATTTTTATTTACTTCTAAATTAACCTCTTCCTTACTGATATCTAAAAATTTTTTATGTATTACAGAAGTAATTTTTGATAATAATAAAATATATTCCGAAGCATGCTTAAACATTTTATTTCTATTATCATTATTATCGTGAGTAATTTTAATAATATTATCAACCAATTTTTTGATTTCCCCGTAAGAACGAATAGCATTTTTTGTTTTATTATCTTTTAAGAAAGATTCGGACTGTTCTATTGTTCTTTTAATATTAGTAATATTAGTTAAAATATCTGTATTTAATGTATTAGAAATATTATTGTAGTCTAGACTACATTTTATAGATGTTTTCAATCTTTCACAGTAGTTTGGCATTTTATCTGTATCACCACCAGTCCGACTATTTGATTTAATTTTACATGCCTCCGAAATAAACTGTTTAGTAGTTTCATCTAATTTATTAATAATATTATAAGCTTCTATATTTTTTCTGTTAAATTCATTATTGGTCTCGGAATACATGTTAATAGTTTTAAGAAGAATATCATTAAGACCAGAAAGGTTATTAGTATTACTAACTTTAATTTTTTTAATCTCACTGTTAGTTTCATTAGATTTCTGTTTGAAACTAGTAATATAATCATCTGCAGAGGATTTATTAGTTTTGTCTTTTTCAAATGTTTCTCTAAGTTGTTTTAATTCAAATTTAAGATTTTTGGTCTTATCGTTATTGGTATTAATATCTGCTTTAATTTTTATTATATCGTCATTAAGATTACTACCACCACCCACGAAAACCGAATTAGGTGTAAACGCAGAATAAAACCCAGAACTAGAAGAACTAGAAGAACCTGTTACTGGATTGGGCGTAAAAATATTAGCCATAGATTCATATATATTTAATATACTCTGTGTCTCTTCTAAAGTTTGTTCTACCTCTAAATCACCCTGGTCTAGAACACTAGAAACTTCATCCAAGGCTTTAGAATACGTTATTTCTTGCATACTATTATTATATATATTAAAATTAATATCATTTACTGTTGTTAGTTTTGTATTTAATTTGTCAAATAAACTAATTATTTTATTAACATTATCTTTATTATTATCAGGTCCATTATCCATTGTTTTAAATAGATTAATAAACGTATGTATTTGTAATTGTAAAAGTAATTTTTTCATTTCATCTAAGTCATCAGTTGGAAAATCTTTATCACCTTTATTTACTTTATTAAACTCATATATTGCATCAAAAATATCTCTATCACATTTAATTAATTGTTCCAGATACTTATTATATGTATCGTTATATATTATGTCCAATCCATCAATTATACTTTTCATTTCATTAATTTCATTATCTCGAGACGGTTGGTATTGCTCATTTATTACAATTCCATGATTATAAAAATCCGTAATGAAATTTGTTATTATTTCTTTTAAGATATCTTTATCACTCATATATATATATAATATAATATAATATATATATATATATATATATATATATATATATATATATATATATATTAACACAAAAAACAAAAATATAAATCGCATTAAATAGAATAAAAGATACATAAGGTGTAAGTCAAG